GGCTGCGGGAGGCGCTAGAAACACTATCCTTGTGTGACGGAAACTCTTCAAATGTCGCAAGTGCGGAAATATTAGCGACAAGAGTTAGACGCATTGCCCGCGCCGCCCTCCACCAGGAGCAAGAGAAATGACGAGAGAGCAGGCGATGAACATTGCCTATAATGACGCGTGGGGTGAGCGTCGAGATTGGCGCAAGTGGAATGTGGCGTTTGCCTCCTCCCTCAAAGCCAACGGCTGGCAGCTTGTGCCAGTTGAGCCTACTGAATCGATGCTCGTATCGACAACACCGTTTGAGTTTATAAAAGGGTCAACGGCATACGAGCATTTGTTGGATACGAATAGGAAAATATGGCGCTCCCTACTCGCCGCTCTCGAACAAAATTCTTCCTCCGCCGAATAATTTTCCCCTTGTTTTATCCAAGGCATCTGGTATAATCAGAGAACAATAGGAGACAGCCCCAATGCCCATCGCCCCATACCAAGCCCGCGTCATCGACGAGAAATCCGAACTCGACGCACGCATTCTCCGCCTGAAAGGTTTCATCGACCACAACGCAGCCTTCCCGCGGCTCCAGCCCCTCCAGCAAGACCTCATGAAGCGTCAGCTTTGGGTCATGACCGCCTACTCCACCTGCCTCCGCGAGCGCATCGACCTTTGGAACTTGCCCAGCGATCAATAACAGCGATCAATGATCCTTCCCTTCGCCCAGCCGGTTAGTGGCAAAATAACCCCGGCAGCCGGGGCTTACAGGTCTCGTGCACCTGCCTCCCCGATAACGCCGCGCCAATCTCGTGGTGCCAGCATCCCGCTTAAGTTCCTGCGAATTCGGCGACGTGTTATCGTCTAAGTGACCCGGCCCGCCGGGGGAGCGATCCGCAACTCTTCGCTCCCCCGGCCACTTTTGGAGCTTCTCCAATGAAAACCTTCCTCGTCCTCTGGCTCTCCACCCCTAACATCTACATCCACAACCCTATCGCGGAATTCGCCACCGTCACCGAATGCCGCCTCGAAGCTAACCACCTCAATTCCCTCCGCATCCCCGACGCCGAAGGCATCCTCTACTTCGGCTGCCTCTCCCCGCATCCCTAGCGTGTCGCAGCGCTAGGCGATCCTCCCTCGAAGGTCTCGAGGATTACGCAAGAGCCCGCTGGGGGCGGCGGTATGGGACCCACTGCCCCCAGCAACCAACCGAAAGCCAGATCCATGAACCCCACCCCTGAACAACTCGCCATCCTCGACTTCGTCCGCACCTCCCGCGCCAACCTAATGCTTCGCGCCCGCGCTGGTTGCGGCAAGACCTCCACCCTCAAGCTCATCGACGCAACTCTCCCGCCATCCTCCGCCGCCCTCGTCATCTGCTTCAACAAATCCATCGCCGACGAAGCGCGCAAATCCAAATCCTTCCGTTCCGCCACCCAGATCAAAACCATGAATTCCATCGGCCATTCCATCTGGGCCGAGTTCTCCCGCCGCGAGCTGACCCTTTCCAAAACCAAGATCCTCGACATCTACCGCGCCATCGTCGATGACGCCGACCGCGCCGAACGCAAACACCTTTGGACTCTTTGGGATGCTGTTAAAGAAGCAACAGACATGGCTCGTGCGACGGGTTATATTCCAGCAACTCATGCAAGAGCAGATCGAAGTCTCTATTCTTTTCGGCAGCTCGAGCATTTACTCGATGCAACTCCAACTCCAGAAATCCATGGCCTCGTTGATCGCGTCCTCACCGAATCCATCAGACTTGCTTTTGCCGGCACCGTCGACTTCAACGACCAGTGCTACATGCCTGCACTATTCGGCGGCATCTTCCCCACCTTTCCAACCGTCCTCGTCGACGAATATCAAGACCTCTCCCCAATCAACCGCGCCCTTGTCGCAAAGCTCTGCCGTTCCTCTCGCCAGATCGGAGTAGGCGATGAAGCTCAAGCAATATACGAATTCCGCGGCGCCGACGCAATGGCAATGCCGCGAGCAATCAACGAGTTTGAGATGGCAGTCCTCCCTCTCTCCGTCTCTTTCCGCTGTCCTTCGGCAATCACCAGCAATGTTCATTGGCATGTTCCCGATATTCAATCTTTCCGCAGCGGCGGCATCGTTGAGGAACTTCCCGAAGCTCGACCACTCCCCGGCTCCGCTGTCATCTGCCGATATAATGCTCCTCTACTTCACATGGCGTTTAACCTATTTGCAAGCGGAAGCCGCGTTGATGTCGCCGGCATCGACATCGGCGCGCGCGTTATCAAAATCCTTGGGAAGCTCGGCGATGAGTCCCAACCAAGATCTCAAACTCTAGCGGCCATTGATGACTGGGAAGCCGAACGCAACTCTCTCGATTCCAAAACCGCCGCAGACACCGCCGCCTGCCTCCGTGTCTTTGTCCGCGCCACGCCATCCCTCGGCCTCGCCATCGCCTACGCCCGCCGCATCTTCGATTCCACCCCAGCCGAAGACGCAATCCGCTTCATGTCCGGCCACCGCGCCAAGGGCCTTGAGTTCCCTCATGTCTATCATCTCAACCGCAGCGGAATTAAACAAGGCGGGCAAGAACAAAACATCCATTACGTTGTTGATACAAGAGCGCGGGAACGCCTCACCTACATCGGAGATTGAACATGAAGTGCAAGGTAGAAAACTGTGAAAATAAAGTTTCTTCGCGTAGAATGTGTGGCGCACATTATCAAAAATGGCGCCGTGCTGGCGGTGCTAACGAGCCAAAACTAAAAATGCCGGCTGGTTCTGGTGGAATGACACACGAGGGTTATATCTTGTTGTCGATAAATGGCAAGCGCATATACGAACACAGATACCTCGCTGAAAAGGCTCTAGGTAAACCATTGCCAAAAGGTGCCAGAATCCACCACATGGGTGAACGCTGGGATAACCACGGTTTTGGAAAATTAGTAATCTGCCCTGATGAAGAGTATCATCAACTCTTGCATCGTCGCATGGAAGCTCTGGAGGATTAACCCCGTGGCTCTACCTGAACAACCTTCCGCCTACGAAGACTGCTACGACTACTACGAGCGCGCCAAGGCTTCCCCCAAAGGCATCCGCGTGCTCTTCGACAACGAGCGCGACGCGGGCATGTTCCGTATGCGCATGAACATGGCCCGCGTCATCCAGCGCCGCGAAGCCATGCGCATCTACGCCCGCACCGATCCGGCCTACGGCAAGTCCGAATTCGATTCCCTCAAGTGCGCCGTGCGCCCAACCGCCGAACTCGACGGCCGCTTCTGGGTCTACATCGAACCATGGAAATCCGACAACCTCGGCTTCGAGGAACTAGAATGACCTCCCGCGGCGACCTCTACATCGAACTCCTCAACCGCGCCCTCACCGAGGAACTTGGCCTTGTCGTCTCCACCCGCAACCCTCGCCGGCTGTCCATGATCCTCCACGAATTCACCAAGGGCGTCGAGAAGTTCGCCTGCCTAGAGATCACCGTCCCATCTACCCCAAACACCCTGATGCTCGTCAAGAAATCCGTTTCCCTTGACGAGCTTTCCGGTGCTTCCGAAGGAGACCTGCCCGATGTCTGATCTTGATGACTTGATGAGTAGAGACCCGCTCGAACTATCCGCGCAAGACATCGACACCATCATCGCCTACCACCGCCAGCAACGAGCCCGCCGCGCAGCCGGCGAAAAACCCACCAAACCCGCATCCGCATCCATCGACATCTCTGCCCTCACCACCCGCCTCGTCGAAACCATGAAGCCACAAGTCACCATCAAACGGAGGATCTAGCCGTGACCGATCTCGATCGAATAATCAACACTCTCATAAAAGGCAGTAAAAACAACTGGTATTTTGATTTCAACGTAGGCAATAAGCATATAGGAGGTGGCTATTTCTACCGACGAGCCGATGCCAGACGAATGTGCAAAAACAAACTCCGCGAATTAATCAAAGATGATTCTGTCCTTTACGAATACCTCATGCTGCGAGATCAACCATGACCGACACCATCGACCCAGCCCACCTCACCACCGGCGCAACCTCCCCATTCCTCCCCGGCACCCAGATCCAATTCGCATGGGACAGCACCTCCATCGGCTATCTCAAAACCTGCCCGCGCCTCTACCAACTCCACATGATCGAAGGCTGGGCCCCTCGCGGCGAGTCCATCCACCTCCGCTTCGGCATCGAATACCACCACGCCATCGAAGCCTACGAACATTCCCGCGCCGCCGGTGTCCGCCATGAAGATGCCATTCACGATACGGTCCGAGAGATACTCCTTAGGACGGCAGATTGGGTTGTGGATCGAACCACAAAGGCTGGCAAATACAAAAACCGTGAGAGTCTCGTTGGGGTTGTGGTCGACTACCTTGATCATTTTATTGATGATCCGTGCGAAACCTACATCATGACCGATGGCGACCCAGCGGTAGAGCTTTCCTTCCGCTTCGAACTCGACTGGGGGCCGACTTCCGCCGAAGACCATCCGTTCATCCTCTGCGGCCACCTCGACCGCGTTGTCCGCTTCAACGACGCGCTCTTCGTCATGGATCACAAAACCACCACCACCACCCCTTCCTCGCACTACTTCGCCCAATACGAACCCCACAACCAGATGTCCCTCTACACCCTCGCCGGGCAGGTCATCCTCGACGCCCCAGTCAAAGGCGTCATCATCCGCGCGGGCCAAATCCTCCTCACCGAGCCCAACCGCTTCGTCCAAGGCTTCACCTATCGCACCCAAGACCAGATCGACGAATGGCTTCTCGACCTGCGCCTCCACCTTAACAACGCCGAATCCTACGCCGAAGCCGGATACTGGCCCATGAACGACACCGCTTGCGACAAGTTCGGCGGCTGCCGCTTCCGCGAGATCTGCTCCAAATCCCCCGCCGTCCGTGAGCGTTTCCTTTCCGCGGACTTCACCAAACTCTCGGAGGACGAACGATGGAACCCCTTACGCAGCAGATGATCCACGACATCCGCGAGACAGCTCGGCTAATCAACCTTTCCGAAATCCCATACCGCGAGCGCGTCGCTGTTGTGAAAACCCTAACCTCCCTCGCAGACAAATTGGAATCCGCCTATGTCCGACCTCCGCAGCCGCTTCCGCCATCGCCTAATCCTCAGCAAGGCCCCAGTGATTGAAGTCACCCCCGGCCCACTGCACCAAACCATCATCCTCGATGTCGGCGGGAATCTCTTCCTCCGCACCACCGCCCCAAACTCTTCCGAAGTCATCGTCGGCGATGTCCTCACCCTCTACACCGAAGTTTTAGTCAAGGACAATTCCAATGCCCAGCCTCGCTGATCACCAGTCCAACTCATTCACGAAACTTTTGCTCTTGGGCGACGCCAAGTCCGGCAAAACCGGTTCCCTCGTTTCCCTCGTGGCCGCCGGCTACAAGCTCCGCATCCTCGACCTCGACAACCTCCTCGACATCCTGAAATACAAAGTCCTCGAAATCTGCCCCGACCGCATCGCCAACGTCGAGTTCCGCTCGATCCGCGACCGCTACAAAACCGGCCCGGCTGGCACAGTCATCGACGGCAAGCCCCAGGCATGGATCAACGCCATCAAAATGCTCGACAACTGGCGCTATGACGACGTTGACCTCGGCAAGCCCGCGCTCTGGGGCGACGACACCATCCTCGTCATCGACTCCCTCTCCCGTCTCTGCGACGCGGCCTACGACTTCCACGAGTCCATCATCCCCGGCGGTGCCGGCGGCAAGTTCGACGGCCGCGCGGTCTACGGCAACGCCCAAGACGACGTGGAAAAAGTCCTCGCCATGCTCACCTCCCCCACCTTCGCGACCAACCTAATCGTGATCGCCCACGGCATCTACATGGATCTCCCCGACGGCACCCAAAAGATCTTCCCGCAGGGCGTCGGGCAAAAGCTATCCCCGAAGATCCCGCAATACTTCCCAAATTACATCCGCTACCGCAACACCGCCGGCAAGCGCACAATCCAACTTACCTCCGACCCGATGATCGATCTCGCCAATACCAACCCCGGCGCATTCGAGGGCAAGACCCTCCCGATCGAAACCGGGCTCGCCGAATTCTTCGAGGCGCTCCGCGGACAGCCCCCGAAGAAAGCCGAAAGGCCTACGTCCGTAACTCTAGTGAGAAAGTAAAATGGCAGACATCCCCATACCCCCACAGCACTCGACCCAGATCGGCATCGACACCCTCGTCGCCTTTCGCACGGCCCTCGGTGAAGAATCCCAAGTCGAGTCGCCGCACACTATCGCAATCCTCACCGCCCTCGACCAGATCATTCTGAAATTCGCCACCGATCTCGTCCCGCATAAAGGAAACTAA